GTGTTATAGCTGATTGTACGTGCTACAGAGCCATTAAAGGTTGTGCCTGATGCAGCACCTGTACCACTATTGTTAAAGGTTACAGCATAAGTTGTTGTACCACCACCGCCTCCACCGCCACCAGCAATCCACGATAGGTTACCTTCACCATCTGTGGAGAGAACTTCTCCACCATGTCCTGTTTGATCTGGTAGTAGTTCTGTGATGCTCATCTGTCCTTGTTTGAACATCTGAACCACAGCATCACTAGCGATACGTGTTACGTAACCAGCATTGATTTGTTGTCCGTTAGATAGTTCAACAACTAACTGATCATCAAAGTCAATGAATACATTGGTAACACTTACACCATCAACACCATCCCTACCATCTTTACCATCAATACCATCTTTACCTGGACGACCATCAATACCGTTTGTACCATCACGGCCATCCTTACCGTTTACACCGTCCTTACCATCTCTACCAGGATCACCTTTCTTTGTAGAAAGATCTTTGATCTCATTGTACTTAGCGGTAAGTCTATCTTCAATCTGTTTAAAGGCATCAACGATGTAAGCGGATTTAGTCTTGTTTACCTCCAGATCATGTTTCTGTTTCTCTTCACGAAGACCAGCAATTAACTCTTTCAACAAGAGTTTCTTATCTCGTGAAGAAGCCTGCATTACTGCATCAATAAGTTCTTTAGCCATTGTCGGTCAACTTATCAAGTAGTTCGTTGAGCATATCTTCATCACCAGGGAGTACACCAGCTTTACTCATCTGCATTTCTACAATCTTGGTGTTGTTCGCTAAGTCAGCTTCTTTGAGCATTAACTCTGCTATCTTGACTCTACGGTCAAACTCAGTCTTAGCAGCATCGTCTTGGTTTGGTAAGTTCTTAGACACTGCTGCCATTATTTTAGCACGAGTCTCTTCAGGAAGCAACTGTGCTTCTATCGCTGTCTTCTGAGCCTCAGCAGCATCCTTAGCAGCTTTAGCTTGTTTCTCTCGGACACTAGCTTCAGCATCTGCTAACTGCAACTGTGCTGCTTGCTGTTGTATTTGCTGTTGTTGTGGGTCTGGTTGAGCAAGTTGAGCCAACTGAGATAACAATGTTTCTTTGTTAGGCAACGAAGAAGTCTCAATAACACCCTGTAGCAACAAAGGAACGATAGGACTATTCGGACCAAGCGTAGACAATAGCGCAAGTATCTGTGCTTGTTCGAACTCTCTTGCTATCATACCCATCGTACCTGTAGCAACAAAGTCAAAGTCTTGTACAGGATAGCGATCAGGACTAAACTGCATGTATCTCCATGCTGCTTTCTCTACAAAAGGAATCAAGAAGTCTTCTTGGAAGTTAACCAACGATCTCTTGTTCTTTTTAATCAGTCCGGACACTGCCATAGCAAGACCAGCAGTGGCTGCTTCACCACCAGAAACCTGTGCAGGGAGGTTTGCTGTGTCTAATGTACCTGTAGCCTGCAACATCATCCTTTCAAAGACCTGTGCAGACTGTAAATTAGCTGGATCTGTGTTACCAAACTTGAATGGTGTTAAGATTTCGTTAGGATTACCATTAGTTAGGATGGTTTTACCAGGACGAATCTCAAATTTAGCTCCTCTAGGCAGTCTTGTAGCGTCTACAGCCATCATAGGAGCTGTTGTAAGCCCTAAAGAGTCTAAATGACTACGTAACTGAGCATCAACAGCCTTTTGCATGTTGTATGCCTTCTCAGCCGTTCCTCGACCCCAGAAACGACCAGGAATTGAGTCAGCTTGGTAAGCAACTACAGGTCTATCTTGCATCATAAACGGGTTTTCTTCAGCCTTTAGCAGGGCTTCTCCGTTAGCAATGACCACCATAGCCTCAACCATGTCTGAATATAGCTCATCATCCTCATAAGCCATGTCATCAGGGTTTGCTAATAGCTTTCTAGGCACTAAACCATAGTACCTTAACATAAGAATCTTGTCATTCTGGTAATATGTTAGGTCTTGATCAGGCTCTAAGTCAGTATCTACAGCAGCATCACCAAGTGCAACTGCTTTGTATACACCATCTTCCATGCCTTTGATGACTGCATGTCTACCTACATACTCTTCAATGGCACAACCCATAGCATCTTCAATGCTTGTTGAGTTAGGATCAATGATAAAGTTCTTAGGATTAATGGGTTTTAACTGCACAGCAATGCGATTGTTGGTTCGGACACCAATCATAGACAGTCCAGGCTGTGCTGAAGGCTGTGTAGCTGGAGCCATCTCCCTCTTTTGCTTAACAATCAACTCACCGATACCAGTACCGTAGATCTCAGCTAAGGTCATGACATTACCAATAGCTTTTCTGATCTTGTCTTTCTTAAAATCTTCAGACAAACGAGTACGTAAGATCTCAATGTCTTGTTTATCCTGGTCAGCAACGTCATCACTGATGTCGAAGAACTGTCCTTTAGCGAACACAGCTTCTTCAAGATCAGCTTGTTTGTTGTCTACTGCTTGCTGTAGGGCAGGGGAGATGATCTTTGAACGCTCAGACTGTCTGGTTTTATCTTCATCAGCCCAGATTCCACGCCAAAGACGTTCATACTCTTCCCATCTTGGGAGGTAATTCTCATCTCTGTGGTCCCTCCAGTTGTTGCATCGATCCATCACAAATGCTACTAGAGCATTCTGAGGAGTGATTTCGGATTCAAATTTCATGTTTGGTTATCCTAATAGCCTGCTACTTGGTCCAATACTTCAAACTCTTCTTCATCAAGGTTTTGATTCCAGTTTGCAGTTTGTATTTGATCAATGTAGCTAAGTGCATCAATCAAATCATCATGTGTCTTAGTGTCTGGGAACTGCATCAGTTGGTCTAAGAACTGATAATTCCAGTCACCTTCATTTAAAACAATCCTACCATGCTCAAATCGACCCTGTAGTGACCAAACAATCCTATCTGCTTTCTTCTTATTACCATGCGTTAGTTCTTCAATCCTAGGATAGAACCCATTCCTACGCATCAGATCGTGCATATAAGGCATCACTGCATTCTTCAATGCACCTTTCTCTATCCCAACACAACTAACTCTGTAATCCTTTGCAGCCTTTAATATACGTACTGCTGTCTCTCGGACATCCCACCTACCGTGTAGTATGTCAGCAACCCACCAGCCTTTGGTGTTAACCTTAACAATGGCTATCGCTGTTTCATCCAGCTTCGAATTCTTCGACTTGTTCGTCTGAGAAGAATCCGAGAAACCACATAGATCCACCGCCATAAAGTAGTTACCTTCATCAGGTTCCTCGTCGCTGACTTTAATCCACTCTTCCTTAAATATCTCACTCTGAGATGCTTCAAACGAAGCCATAAACTCTTGTCTGAAAGCAAAGCTAGACATTGAACCTTTAGCAGCTTCAATCTCTGCTGGATCTAACAATGGATTATCAAAGCTAGTGAAGTGCCATGCCTTGTAATCCTTATCCTTACCACTATCACCTAGCCTATACAGTTCATAGAAGTGGTTTCTACCCATTGGCGTACCAATGAACATTGCCCTACCCTTCTGATCCGCTAAAGCAGGTCTTAAGATCTGTTCGAACACCTGTGGCTTCATATCAGCGTATTCGTCCATCACTAAATACTTTAAGCTAACACCACGCATTGTCTCTGGTCTATCTGCACCCTTTAGTGAGATCATTGCACCATTGACTAAGGTAATCTGCATGTTGTTAACATGACTACCTTTAATGACTGTATGGCCTAGCTCTAACAGCGTAGACCACATAATATCTCTAGCTTGACCTTGCGTTGGCGCCACATACCAAACATGACCTTTCTCAGTCTGTAGTGCCTCTATGATCAGTGTCCAAGCTGCTAACCTAGATTTACCTGTACGTCTACCAGCAGCGATGATCTTAAACCTTGCTGGATCTTTAAAGACATCTTGTTGCCATGGAAGAAGAGCCACATTTAAATTACTCATTGTCTTCTTCTTCGTAATCAATCAACGTGGTTTCTACGTCAACAGGCTCATGCTCAATCATTTCTACTGGATTATCATTCACTCCAGTGATGTTGATGGTAATGGCTCTAGAGCCTCCTCCAACACCTTTCTCTTCAAAATAAGATACTGGCAACATCCTATCAACACACAACTTCAGTGCTGCCATCTGATCCTTATCCTCATCATTCAATGCTTTATGAACAATCTTACGGATAATAGCCTGTGAGTGTGTCAGCAACAGCGAAGCTGTTAACTCTTTAATCCTTGCTGCTTCACCAGGAGGTCTACCTCTTTTAGCTCTTTTGATGTACTTCTGTACTTCTTCCTTCTTTGGTCTTCCTCTTTTTCTTTTTTTCGCAGGCACTTTCTTTTCTTCATTGACTGCCACAACATCCTGGCTGACCGATGAAGGTAGCGAACAAAGATCAGATGATACAACTTCAGTTTTAATTTCGGACATCACTACCTCTATATAGTTTCTCTGCCGGAAGGCAGGACTGTAGGGTGTATATAATTTTATGTATCTACAATGTAGTGTATGACGATAAGTTATAAGTCTATTACTGAATTGTTTTTATACAATGTTTTGTTCATAGCCTACATAGAAGGACTTATTGTAGCATACAAATGATATTGTTGTAAAGACTCTTGACTACTACTGTAGGGTTATTGTCAGTGCAGACTGTGCTTTAACCAGTGCAGATTCAGTGCAGACTACACACCAATCAAGGCTTTAGCGGGACTCCATTAACATGGTGTCTTAGGCTCCGCAGAGGCTTTATAGATAACCTATTGATTCTTAAGAGATTTCTTATTAGTAATGAATTATCATTAGCATTGTCTATTTTGCTCTTTTTTGTGTCTAGGTAGCACCACAACAATTTACTACACAACTACACCCCCTCCCCCTATGTCGTATACTGTATACAGAATACAATGGAGATACTGCAAGATAGCGTAAGTTAACGTAAGTTACTGCATAGGCTGTGCAGTCTGTGCTGGTTGCTGTGCAGAGGGTGAGAGAGTAGCTGTGAAGCATCCTACAATGACACTTGGTTGACCCTACAGATACACCTATAAAGATACACCTAAGACTGTGCAGACTGTGCGGATGTTCCACGTGAAACTGTTGTATTCAAACAACACTACCGTTCATCCTTGGTTATTGTCCATTCGTCCAGATAGGTGCAAAAGCCTATTGAAATATGTTCGGAAACTCTATAAGATGGTTTTCATCGCAACCAACAAAGGATTAACTATCATGCGCCTACGTGCCGATCATGCTGCATTGTCTCAGGCCATTACGATACACAAGAAAACTGTACGTATGGTTTCCGATTATGAGCATAGGTTACTGAAGCCAGTATCCTACAATGACAAGCTTGGCAATGGCAGTAAAACCATTACCAAAGGCGCATGGAAGGGTTTCCCAGTGTATTCTCTTACACTTGAGGAACGGTCCACATGCTCACGCACTTGCCAGCAATGGGCTAACTGCTTTGGTAATAACATGGCCTTTGCACATCGCATTAAACCAGATGACCCAGAATTGCTTATGCTTAGATTGTCCGATGAGCTTTCGCACTTATCTAATGTGCATCCCGAGGGCTTTGCTGTACGCTTGCACATCCTAGGCGACTTCTTCAGTGCAGCATATGCTCAGTATTGGGTCGACGCACTGCTAGAGTACCCTGCGCTTAGAATATTCGGTTACACCCATAGGTCCGAGCAGGACATTATGGACGTTATCCGTTCAGGGTTGCAGAATAGCAGGGCATGGATTAGATTTAGTGATAAAGGCGGTATCATGTCTGCTAATGTTAACGGCGAAGGGATCCAGTGTCCTGAACAAACCGGAAAGACTCAGTCCTGCATGACATGTGCACTTTGCTGGTCCACTACCAAACCAATTGCATTCAAGGAGCATTGATGGAAAACTTTAAGATTGTAGGCTATCTAGTCATATATTATCTAAGCTTGGGGAGTGGATTAGAGCATTTGGATAGGTTCGATACGTTAGATGAAGCTGAAGACTTCGTTGATCGTTTAGAACCTGCGGAGTTTTGGATTAACCCTATCGTAGACTTATCAGGAGAATAGACTATGCAATCTAGTGACCTTGTATTGATCCTTGGTGGTAGTGCTTTCGGTGTATTGTTCGCCTCAATGCTCTTTATAGGACTAAGCCTATGATTCAGTTATACTTCAACGGCAAGCCATGTGAAATAGTTAGCAGGGACTCTACAGACGGTACAGTCTGCATACGCTATGCTGCCGATCATCCTAACTGGCCTTTCCCTAATTATACTTGGGTGGATCCCAGTGTATTGACTAAGCTTAGGCAGTCACAAAAGCAGAAAGCCTTAGAAGGCATCGAGGAGGCGCCATTTTAACCTCGGTACAGTGCGAAGGTCAACCTAAACACGATCGTGCCTTCTAGGCCCCTTAAAACACGTTTAAAAGGTATTCCTGAATGACTAAAGAGATGTTAGATGAGTTACTGTACCTGATTGAGCTGCAAATTAAAGCTAATCTTGCCTTGGCATTAGGTCATGCTGATGCTGCTGATAAGGAAGCAGAGAAAGAGCATGTTCAATACTATCGACTTGTTTCGTTAATTGAATCTATGAGAGATGATCTTAAATAGAAAGGTAGGGACGGAAGATTAGATGCTTATCATGTAATGAAGCCTTAAGCGACTACGAAGCCTCTAGGCGTAGTGTTCGAACACACCAGTATATTGACTTATGCAATGGTTGTTTTAAGTATGTTCGAGATGAAATAGCTGCTGTTGGTAATGTACGCTTGATCAATGAAGGAGATGAAGACAAAAAACTTACTGATGAATGACTTGACAACTTTGTTTTTTTCTGATACCCTAAATCTACATAGGCTATGTAGGCTACTTAGGCTATGTACTAAGTATATACTATGTATAATATTTAATATATACTTAGTACTTAGACTATTTAGCCTATGTACAGTAGGGCTTAACATAAGGATTGTTCGAAATGTACCCTGATGATGAGTTTTTACCTGAAGAAGCCTTTGATTACACTAAAGGCGAGTACGAAGATATGCACGAAGATCACAACATCAATGATGTACTGAATCGTTTTGTTCGCTTATGTCAAGAGTATGGGTTTTACTTTATGTTGCGTCAGTTAACTAAGGCTTTGAATGCTAAAGGGTTCAACGTATGAGAAAGCTTATACAGCCACGAAAGCGTAAGGTTAACCCTTACGTAGCCTACCTAGAGAATCATGGCCGTCATGCCACCTTAGAAGACCTCCTAGAGGCATTCCCTGACAAGACATCTAAGCAGATAAGAGACTCGATGTCTAAGTTAGTTGATAACTACACTGTTGATAGGGATATTAGGAAGGATGATCACCAATATTTGATATCGTACTCACTAGGTGGATATAACACTAAGGACAACACTGGTATCTGTTGGCATAACCCTTTTAATCTGAGGACAACATGAGCAGAGAAGCTATTAAACACACACCAGGTCCGTGGAACTACGACAGAAGCGGCTATTCCTTGTACGTCAACAGCGGACGCGAACTTGTGACCGCGTTGTCAATGGACGGCAAGCGTCTGGAAACATCAGAAGCCAACGCCCGCCTGATCGCCGCCGCGCCTGATTTGTTAGATGCGCTTTTGATGGTGCTGGATGATCCAAATGCTTTAGATGGTCGGCCAAGGACTTATGAGTACGTACGCGCCGCCGTCGCCAAGGCAACAGGAGAGAAATCATGAGCAGAGAAGCTATGCAACTGGCGCTTGAGGCGTTGGAAAAAACGATTACTGCGTTTGGGCCAGGTCTGACGCTGCAGCAAAAGGCGGCTGCCGCACTGCGCCAAGCACTGGAGACAGAGCAAGAGCCGGTGGCGTGGATATCAGAGGGCGGCGATGTGTCTCGCAGTAAACGGTATATGGATGAAATGGGATTTAAGTGCAACCCCCTCTACACCGCACCACCAAAGCAATGGGTTGGGCTGACGGATGAGGAGATTCAGGACTTGAGTCATCTGTCCCAGAAAATCGACGAAGGTAATTCACCGTGGTTTGATCGGTTGGGTTTTGCTAAGGCCATTGAACAAGCCTTGAAGGAGAAGAACAAGTGGTAAATATCGTAGTAGGACTACGACTCAAGTTAAAGGAGCTAATCAGTGAACTACTTAGCCACGCATGTTGGCTGTGATGATTGTGGATCTAGTGATGCACTATCCGTATCTGTTAATGATAAAGGAGAGACTTGGTCACATTGTTTTGCTTGTGGTACGAATACTAAAATGTCTGAACATGATGACAACTTCAGGCAAAAGCATACAAAGTCTGCTAAGGTGATTCCAATGCTAGATGGTAAGTATCAGTCCATACCGCTAAGAAACCTCTCCAGAGATGCTTTAAAAGCCTTTGGTGTGATGATCACTGATGAGGGTGGTGTAGCTTTTCCCTACTGTGATGCTGATGGTAAGGTCACTGCATACAAGGTAAGACATGATGCAATGAAGACTGATTGCACTATCAAAGGTGATTGGTCTAAGGCTACTTTGTTCGGACAACATCTATTCCCTAAAGGTGGTAAGAGCATTACCATCACTGAAGGTGAATTCGATGCTGTTGCTGTGTATCAAATGAATGGGATGCGGTATCCAGTAGTCAGTATACGTAATGGCGCACAATCAGCAATTAAGGACTGCAAGGACAACTATGAATATCTTGACTCTTTTGAAACCATTGTTATCAGCTTTGATGCTGATGAGGTTGGTAAGCAAGCTGCTACGAAGGTAGCTGATCTATTCGGTGCTAAAGCTAAAGTAGTAAAGCACAGGCAACCACACAAGGATGCTAACGATTATCTCAAAGATGAGATGATCAAGGAGTATATCCAGGACTGGTTTGCTGCTGAAGTCTATGTACCTGATGGGATCATCGAAGGATCAAAGCTTTGGGAAGAGATCAACACACCAGCCATTAAAGCCTCTTGTGACTATCCTTGGAAAGGTCTTAATGCTTTGACTTATGGTATCCGTAAAGGTGAACTGGTGACGTTTACAGCAGGATCTGGACTGGGTAAATCACAGGTGCTAAGGGAGATTGTTTACCACATCCTATGTAAGACTGAGGACAACATTGGCTTGATGTTCCTGGAGGAGTCTACTGTTCGCACTGCTAAAGGCATTATGTCTATCCATGCGAACAAGCCACTGCATCTACCTGACACAGCGTACACTGATGAGGAGTTTAGAGATGCCTTCGAGCACACTCTTGGCACTAATAGGGTTTATCTTTTTGATCATTTTGGGAGTACATCAATTGACAACATACTATCAAGAGTCAGATTCATGGCTAAAGGACTCGGATGTAGCTTTGTTGTGTTGGATCATATTAGTATTGTCGTCAGTTCTGGTGATGTGGGTGATGAACGTAAAGCATTAGATGAGATCATGACCAAGCTTAGGATGATTGTTCAGGAGACAGGCATTGCACTGTTGATTGTCAGCCATCTTAAGAGACCAGATGGTAAAGGCCATGAAGAAGGAGCAGCTACTTCACTAGGTCAGCTTAGAGGATCTGGTAGCATTGCACAGTTGTCTGATATGGTGATCGGTATGGAAAGGAATGCACAGCATGATGATGAACGTGAACGCAATACCACAAAGATTCGAGTGCTTAAAAACCGTTTTTCAGGTGTCACAGGTCCAGCCTGTAACGTCTACTACAGCCACACAACAGGAAGGTTATCAGAGGTCACACAAGATGAAGACTTATGAAGATTTGAAAGAGGATACTAAACGATTTGCTTTACAGCAGATCCGTACTGGGTATACAATGGGTGAAGTAGTTTGTTCGTTCGAAGAGGTCATCAATGAGATCAGAAGAGCATCAGACTACTTAGAAGCTAGTCAAGATGCTGATAGGAGACCATAATGGCTGAGGTAACAAACATTGAAGAGCATGATGATGGCACAGCTACTGTACACTTTGATCTAACTGAAGAAGAGATTAAGATACTTATTAGTTGGGCTATCAAAGAAGCAATTAAGTTAGCTTTCTTAAAGGAAAAGAACTTTGATTGGAAGGACAGCGGCAGTGAAACAAACACTTAGAGATATGATGAGCCAATGCTGGAACAATCGCATGGATTGTGAACGCTTTGACTTTGAAAAGTTTGCTGAGATGGTAGCCTTTCAAGCCAGTGAAGAAAGACTAGATCGCTGCATTGAAGCTTTAGAGAGAAGAGGTTATGCTGATGCAGCAGATATCATCAGGGGTGAGGGATGAACCGAGAAGAAATTATCCGCATGGCGCGGGAGGCCAACATTAAACAGGCGATTGAAACTCCGCACCTTCTTATGGTGCATGAGCTTGAACGCTTCGCTGCCCTTGTTGCTGCTGCCGAGCGTGAGGCGTGTGCTCAGATTGCAAAAGATTGGGACGCATCACACCCTCACACCAACTATGGTGCTTGCATATCCAACGTCATACGAGCAAGGAGTAAACCATGTGGGTAATGGATAGGCTGTTAGCTGACCATGCTGAGTTAAAGAAGAAGTATGATACACTGCTAGAAGACTATCAGAGACTGGTACATAAATATGAAGAGCTTAGTGCTGGACATCGAAACAGACATGGAACAGACTGTTATCTTCTGCGTAGTCACGAAGGATCTGACAACAAGTGAGGTGGTATGTCATACTCATCCAAATACACTAAAGCCTCTTATAGAGGATTACGACACAGTGATCGGACACAATCTAATCAGCTTCGACGGTTACCACCTTCGGAGATTGTGGAACATTACGATACCACTCAAGAAGGCCTCAGATACGCTCGTGCTGTCGAGGCTATGGAATCCCAGTATCGAAGGAGGACACAGTCTAGAAGCATGGGGGAAAAGATTAGGGAATCACAAGATTGAGTTCCAAGACTTTACTGCTTTGACACAAGAGATGATTGATTACTGTATCCAAGATGTCAATCTTACTGGTGAACTTCATCGCAAACTATGCACAGAATTGAAGGACTTTTCACCACAAAGTATTGACATCGAACACAAAGTACAGTTCATTGTTGCACAGCAGGAAAGACATGGATTCAAACTAGACATCCCTTTATGTACTGAGTTCATCTCTCAGTTAACTACGAAGTTGTCAACCATTGAGGAGAATCTACAGACTATATTCCCACCGATCATCACTGAACGTGTTAGCGAGAAAACCGGAAAGAAGCTAAAGGATCATGTCGAAGTGTTTAACCCAGGCTCCAGAGATCAGATAGGACGTAGACTGACATCATTAGGATGGAAGCCTGAGAAGTTCACTGAGACAGGTAAACCAATGGTTGATGAAGTGATCTTGTCTAAGCTACCTTATCCAGAGGCTAAGGCAATGGCTGAGTATCTACTTATCCAGAAGCGTATAGCACAGTCCTCATCATGGCTAGAGCACGTTGCTGATGATGGTAGGGTACACGGTAAGGTTATCACTAACGGTGCTGTCACAGGGCGTATGACGCACCACAGCCCTAACATGGCACAGGTTCCTGCTGTCAATGCTGAGTATGGTGAAACATGCAGACAAGTATGGACTGTAGATCCTGGTAATGTCTTGGTTGGTTGTGATGCTTCAGGGCTAGAACTACGTATGTTAGCTCACTACATGAAAGATGATGAGTACACTAAGGAGGTGATCAATGGGGATGTCCACACTAAAAACCAACTCGCTGCTGGTCTTGAGAGTAGGGCGCAAGCAAAGACGTTTATCTATGCCTTTCTCTATGGAGCAGGGCCAGCTAAGATTGGATCGATTGCTCAAGGGAGTGCCGAGGAAGGAAAGAAACTCATCGCCCGTTTCCTTAAGAATACGCCAGCTCTCAAGACACTTAAAGATAAAGTTAGCAGGTATGCAGAGAAAGGGTATTTACCTGCCCTTGATGGTCGTCGATTATGGGTACGGTCGGAACACGCAGCACTTAACACGTTACTTCAGGGAGCTGGTGCGATCTCGATGAAGCAAGGTCTGATCCACCTACATGATTCACTCAAGAAACATAAGATACCTGCTAAGTTTGTGGCTAATGTCCATGATGAATGGCAGATAGAATGTCCTAAACAGTATGCTGATGAAGTTGGTAGTCTTGCAGTAGCAGCTATTGAGAAGGCTGGTGTTACCTTGGGATTACGTTGTCCGCTAACAGGCGAATACAAAGTAGGAAATAACTGGAAGGAAACACACTGATGATTACCAAAGTTGAAGACATCGATGACCTAACTGTGACAATCAAGTTAAAAAAAGGAGCTGATGGTGATTTATTGTTAGACATCAACACAAGTCAAATGCTTTCTAATCGTATGATGCTGACGGTGTTGTACTCTATTGCAGAATCAGCAGAGAGTTCACTGAAAGCAGAGATACAAAGCATGATGGCTATTGACAAAGCAAAGATGCACTGATACACTGTTATTGTATTTTCACTGAGGAAACTAAGATGGAACAAAAACCTGTACGTATTGAAGCAACCTTGATGTGGCCCTTCCTTGATAAGCCTAACGATATGTCTGGTAAGTATCAAGTAGATCTGACTAACCTGTCAGACAAGGCTGTTAAGGCTTTGGAAGATATGGGTATCTCTGTTCGCAACAAAGAAGGTAAAGGCTTTTACATTACCGCTAAGAGTAACCATGAGATCAAAGCATTAGACAAGAATGGTGATCAAGTCATGGCACACATTGGTAACGGTACAAAGGCTGTCTGTGTCATGGGCTCATACTCATGGACCTTTAAGAACAAGAAAGGTGTATCACCTTCATTGAAGAAGCTAGTGATCACTGACTTGGTTACTTACAGCGCACAGCCTAAGCAAGACGAAGAAGAAACAGAAGACGTACTGTAATGAAGCTAATGCCAATCATTGATGGTGACATTCTCTGCTACCGTGTAGGCTTTGCCTGTAACGAGGAAACAGAGAAGGTTGCTATCAGAACGATGGCAGACATGTTAGAGGAGTTAGTCTTTATTGAACTCTCCTCTAACATCCATGTCGGTTACTTAACTGGTAAGGACAACTACAGGCATGACATCGCTAAGACAAAACCCTACAAAGGAAACAGAAAGGATGCGCCTAGGCCCGTACATCTTCATAGCCTTCGTGAGTATCTTATTACTGCTTGGGACTTCAGAGTGGCTGATGGACAAGAGGCTGATGATGCTATTGGAATCCATGCCACGCTAACTAGGGATAACTCAATCATCGTATCTATTGACAAAGACTTAGACATGATCCCTGGTCATCACTACAATCCTGTAAAGAAGGATCATTACTACGTGAATGATAAAGTAGCACTCAAGAACTTCTATCGTCAGATCCTTACTGGTGACAAGGTAGATAACATCGAAGGATTACGTGGTATTGGTCCTAAGAAGGCTGACAAGATCCTAGGTGACTTCGATACTGACCTAGCCATGTATGAAGCTGTTCTGAAGGCTTATGATGGCGATGCTGAACGTGTGTTAGAGAACGGACAACTACTGTGGATTAGACGTAAGGAGGGTGAGCTATGGCAACCACCGACACCATCGTCTACCTAGAATGGGTAGATGCTGTAGCCAGTTCAGGGTGGCAATTAAAGGGTACTGGCTCGGTAGCAAGGTGTAAGTCTGTTGGGTTTATGACACATGAAACTGATGATGAAGTACACCTAGCAGCAGCAATAGGAGAGAATGATTGCAATGCTGTCATGATCATTCCTAAAAGCTGGATAAGTAATTGGACGGAGATAGATATTGAAGCCTTCAAGTGCAAAAAACAAAGGAAGACTGCTGCAAAAGCTGGTGGTGCAGAAGCTAAGAGACACTTTCAATCTAAGCGAACATGATTGCAAAAGCACACCAATGGGTACACAGGGCGAGGATGTCTGGCTCTCGACGAATGCACTGGAAAGATTTAGATACGGCATCGAGTGCAAGAACAGAGCAAGAATCGCAGTCTACACTGACTACGAACAAGCAATACGGCACTGTGAAGGCAAAGACAAAGAACCCCTCTTAGTCATCAAGCAAAATAGATCTGATCCTTTAGCACTGGTTAGCCTTGATCACTTCATAGCAATAGCAGAGAAGGCTAAAATGTGGGAAGTACATCAGAAGCAGAAGACTGTAGAGGAAAGTAAACAAGCCACCAGAATGAGAAAGGTTTATGACCAACATTAAAGTAGACTACCTAAACCACATGGGCGATGACTTAACAGTTGTCAATGCTGCTCGTGTTAGCTTCGATAAAGAGTCAGAAGCTGTTGATTGGTACGACACAGAGCAAAGCAATCATTACTTTCCTTTACCTGTGTTAGACCCTAAAGATATCAAGCTGATTAACTATCTAGCTAAACACAACCATTGGAGTCCCTTCAGTCATTGCTTTATCCAGTTTAGGATCAAAGCACCGATCTTCGTAGCTAGGCAGTTGATGAAGCATACGGTAGGGCTAGCCTGGAATGAAGTCAGCAGACGCTATGTAGACAGTAAACCAGAGTTCTACCAACCTACTTACTTCAGACGTAAAGCACCTAATGTCAAGCAAGGTAGTTCGTCAGAGCCTGTACAAAGTTTCACTGACTGGAATGAAACAGTTGACAAGTACACTGCTTATATGGTAACATTGTATGAGCTGATGCTTAAGGAAGGTATTTGCCCTGAGCAGGCTAGGATGATTCTCCCCCAATCCATGATGACTGAATGGTATTGGAGTGGGAGCCTTTACGCCTTTGCTAGAGTATGTCAATTAAGGTTAGCAAAGGAAGCCCAAGCAGAGACAAGGATCGTTGCAGAGAACATCTGCCGAGTCTGCTCTGAAGTATTCCCTAATGCCTGGGATGCCCTAATGAATGGAGATGAAGATGAGCGACAGTAGAATTAGTTTTAATATGTCAATAAGTTCAGAGGAAGACGAAGAAGGACAGAAGCACAACGCTGACTATGGTTATCCACTAAGCCATATAGTTACTATTGATGCTACCTATGATTATAGTATTACTTGGTCTACGTTGTTAGAGAAAGCCTGTGAAGCTATCAGTGCTTACTACGGTTACGATATCAAGGATAAAGTGTTTGTTGAACGGTTCGGAAAGATCGTTAACATCTTCGGACATGATGATACTGTAAGCACTGACACAGACTCAGAAGCTGATGAGAATCCTACTACTTGATATCGAATCAGCACCAAACACGGTTTACTGCTGGGGTTTATTTCAACAGAACATCAGTATCAGCCAGATCGTAGACAGCAGTAGTGTTTTGTGTTGGTCCGCTAAGTGGTATCAAGGTGATCAGTTAATGTTCAGCAGTATCCTAAACGGTAAGAAGACTATGCTAAAGAAGATCCATAGTCTCTTAGATGAATGCGATGCTGTGGTACATTACAATGGAACTAGGTTTGACATACCAACACTCAATAAAGAGTTCTTAGAGGCTGGTATGTCTCCTCCAGCACCTTACCATCAGATTGACCTGTTAAAGACTGCTAGAAAGGAATTTAGGTTTCCTAGTAATAAACTGGACTATGTTGCTAGAGCATTAGGACTAGGACAGAAGACTAAGCATGAAGGCTTTGAACTTTGGATCAAGTGTATGAACAAAGACAAAGCAGCATGGGAAGTCATGGAGCAGTACAACAAACAAGATGTAATCTTATTGGAAAAAGTCTATGAGCGATTTCTTCCCTGGATTCGAACCCACCCGAACATCTCAGTCTCAGGGGATCATCGGAGCTGCACAAGATGTGGTAGCATCAATCTACAAAGGCGTGGATTCAGTACGTCCCTTACCGGAAAGTATCAGCGTTACCAGTGCCAAGACTGTGGTGGATGGCAACAACAAAGAAGGAGTGAACCAATTGCTGCCGAAATACTCAAACCAAGCTAAACAGGTTGGTGGTAATCATTACAAGGAAACAACACTACAACCTTGGGATGTTATCTCAGCATGGTCCTTAGATCCTTGGTTAGCTAATGTTGTTAAGTATGTACAGAGACATCAACGTAAGAATGGTAAAGAAGATCTAGAGAAAGCAGTACACTATCTGGAGTATGTGATTGCAAACTATGATACAGTGAT